GATAGTTCTCAAAAGACCCCAGCGCCCCGCCGATGGCCCCAGTGTAAGCCGAGGCGCGGCCCATCCGCCCCGCCGCCAGCGCGTTGGCCTCTTGGCCCATGATGTTGCCGGCAGAGGTGCCGAAGCCAGACGCCGCGTTGCCCATCTGCGTGCCGGCAGTCTGTCCCAGCCCCGCAATGTTTGCCAGCCGGTTGTACGCGTTGCCGTACTCCTGCGACGCCGTATCCTGCGCAAACCGCTGACCGGCCTTGAGCGCACCGCCTGACAGGAAGTTGCCCCGAGACGCCTGCATGCGCTCCAGCGCTTTCAGCCCCTCGCCCAGACGGAACCCGTAGCCGGGGTCCATCTCCAGCATCTGCTGCTGCGATCCCGGGCCGCCGAGGCCCATCGCACCGGACAGGCGCTCCAGCGCCTTTGTGCCGGCAGTGCGGTACGGTTCCAGCAAACCCTTCTGGTACTCAAACATCTCTCGCTGCAAAGCGAGCGCGTTTGCCGCAGCCTGCGACTGCGTTTCTGCGGCCTTCTCTGCCGCGTTGGCTTCCAGCACGCCCCCGACGACGCTGCCGACGCCGCCTACGACGGCTTGGCCGACGGGGCTGGTGACGAGTTGGACGGCTTTGTCGAGGAGGCTGCCGCCAGCGCCCGTTACCGTAGACGCAATGTCTGCGGCTGTTTTGCTGCCGGTAGCCCCGAGGACCGTGTCGTAGGCCGACGTTTGGGCGCCGGTCATCCCGGCCCCGTATCCTTCCGAGCCGTACAGCGCCGCTCTGGTGGCGGAATCCATGCCGGCGCCGGTTGCGCCAGTTGTTGCGCCAGTGGCGGCAACGTCTGCGGCGGTGGGAACAGTAGCGCCGCCTCCGCCACCAAGACCAGTTACCGCAGTACCAGCACCTCCAAGGCCGCCCGCGGCGGTGCCGGCAGCGGCCAACCCAGCGTCCAGTGCCGACGTCGTGGCCCCAAGAGACGTGCCGAGGTTGGGAGCAATATCTATGGGCGTAATGCCAACTGTTGACAAAGAACTGGTATATGGTTGAAGTCCTTGGCCGCCGCTAATGGTTGACGGCGCAAGCTCGTAACCCGGTCCCGTTATGGGACTCCTAAGCCCGCCACCAGTTGAAAGATCAACAGCTTCCACCGGGGATGGAAACGTTGTTTGCCCCAAAACATCTGACGGCAAGTTCACCAAGTCCGCCGCGGTCAGTGCGCCGCCGGTTCCCCCCAGAAGCGCATTGACACCCGCCATTTCCGCAGCGGTTGCCGGCGCAATCACGCCAGGCGCCATAGCCTCTGCAATTCCCAACGCGCTGCCGGCACCTGCACCTGCGCCCGCGCCAGCCCCAGCGCCGCTCAGCAACGAATTGATACCCGCGCCCAAGCCCGCCAAGCCAAGGCCGGCGCCGAAGACCTTGATCATGGGCTTGATCATGTCGCCGAGATCGGAGCCTTCAATCTTGATGTCTTCCACCTCGCCGCTTGGCGTCACCAAGCCGTAGTAGGTGTTGAACGTGCGCTTGTCGGGATGCTTCCACCGAAGGTCGTAGCCAGAGGCGCGAAGGCTATCGATGGCCGCCTTGGCTTGAGGCGTATATTGCTGCCCAACTTCTAGCGGCATAAAACCGCCGTTTGGGTCGGGCTGCATTTCAATCATGGGCTCATACACTTTTCCCCGGAAGCCCGTTGCCTGCAGAACCTGCTCCCACGGACCCACATATTTCATGGTCTCCGGGTTGCCATACGCCGGGTCATTGGCCCAACGCGGATCGTTGTAGGCCCAGTATTCAGACGACACTTTTGCCATGATTCACCTCACCCAATCCGCCAGTCGGTGCCGTCGCTGTACACCGGCACACCGTTTGCCCCGCCGGCAGCCACAATCGAGTGGAACGTGGTTGCGTTGGCATCGGTGACAAAAGCCCGTGCGCCTGCGCCAACAGTAGCGGCCGGAGCATTTGCAAGCAAGTTCGCAACAGTGTGCGTGCCGTTGTTGATCCACTTCAAGCCGACAGTCATCGTCAGGCCAGGCACGCGCAGTGAGGTCACGCTGGCGTCGCCAATGGTGACTTCGTTGCTGACGGTTGGCGATGATGCGTTAGCTTGGTAGCCAATTATTGTGTTGTTGCTGCCGGTTGTAAGCGAGTTGCCGGCCTCAAAGCCAATCGCGGTGTTGCCAAGTGCGAGGCCTGTGACCTCTCGAAGCGCTTGCTTTCCAACTGCAGTATTGCCGCTATTAGTGGCTTTAAGTAAAGCCTCAAAACCAACGGCAGTGTTGCCTGAGCTAGTGTTTACCAATTGAAGCGCGTCTTTTCCTACTGCCGTATTGTTACTGCCAGTGGTTACAGAACTCAGCGCCCCAGCGCCTATTGCAACCACATTACTGCCGGTGAATGCGTCGGCAGCTTGGTAGCCCACGGCAACGTTGTTTGAACCCGTTTGGTTGAGCAGCAACGCGTCGGCGCCGAGCGCAGTGTTGCCCGCCCCCGTTGTTGCAGCGTTTAGCGCTCGATACCCAGCACCCGTGTTGTAGTTCGCCGTCGTAGCCGCCGACAGCGCATCGTAGCCCACGGCCACGTTGTAATCCCCGCTGGTATTGGCATCCAGCGCCTGCGAGCCGTACGCCGTGTTCTGGAAGCCGTCCGTGTTGGCCGTCAGGGCGTTGTAACCCACTGCGGTGTTGTTCGACCCCGTGGTGTTGCTGTCCAGCGCAGTCAACCCGACGGCAATGTTCTCGTTGACTCCGCTGCCACCTTTACCAACCGGCACGCCAACCGCCACCGCCAGCTCAAACGACGCAAAAATGTTGTCGTCGGTCTTGATCGTGACGCCAGCAGACGTTTCCAGCACGAATTTGTACGACGATCCTTCTGTCAGCCAAATCTGCGCGGGCGTCCTGCCGGCGCTGTCCAGCACGATGCCCACCGGATACACGGGATTAGCCGTGTTGCCCGTGTAATCCGTGTAGGTTGCTAGCGGCGTTGTCGTGCCGGCGGCATAAGTAAAAATTTTACCACCAGCCAACGGATTGCCGTTGTTGTCGAAGAACTGCGCTCCGGCGCCAGCGTAGGGGGAAAGCGAAACGCTCATGATGCTCTCACTGTTGAATCTGGCTCACCGCCAGCACGACGGCGGGGGCTGCTGGGGCAAACGCAGTGGCTGCGACATTATCCACCGTGATGGCCGTATCGTTTGCGGCGAACATGATCTCGATGCGGTCGTTTGCCGCCAGCGAGAAAAACTCGCTTATAGACACAGCGGTGTACCCGTTGTTGATGTTGATCGTCACCAGCCTGGCAGAGTTAGCGACATCTGTTCCGTTTTTGCGGAACCACAGCCAAACCGTCTTGGCGCTGCTGCTGCTGCTGCTGATCTGAACGGTGGCGTCAAACTGGTACAGGCCCGATTGCACCACCACAATGCGCGACGCCGGCGATCCGATGCTGATGCCTTCGGCGATTTCGGTGTTGTCGAACGTCAGCGCGTAAGCCGTGTCGATGACTGCGGGCGATTGGTCGCTGGTTTTGGTGAACTCGCCGTAATACTTCTGCTGCTCAATGGTGGGCCGCACGAAGATGTCGCCCGCCGTTGCGCTATCTACCAGCACCGCAGCGATGGGGATTACGTTGTCTGGCGCCGTGGGCTTGACGTTGGTGAACGCGCCCGCCACCGTCGGGCTGGCGTAGAGAACGTCGCCCACGCTGAACGCGCTGGTGTCAATGCCGCTGACGTTGCCCCACACGCAGCACAGGCCCGTAGCGCCGCTGTCGGGCAATTCCTCGGCCATGACGCCTAGGATGTACAGCGACGGCGACGAGCCGTCTGCTAGGTACGGCGTTACCGACAGCACGTTGTTTGACCCGACGCCCGCAAAGCCAACAACCGTGCCCTTGGGAATCGTGAAGCCGGTGGTGTTCTGCACCACCGTGTACTGCAGCAGCGCTGCGTCCTCAATGGACGACTGCAGCAGTTGGAAGAACCGAAACCACGCGCGAGTGGTCAGCGCCCCCTGATCCACCAGCGGGTCGCGCTGCGACGGTACGCGCGGCGCAAGCTCCATGTCAGGCGCTCGTCGGGGTGGCGGAGAGTTCCGCGCCCATGATGGCAATCTTCACCGGATCGGTGCCGCTGACTTCGTACACCCGGTCCCGCAACTTGGTAGTCATGCCCAGCCGGCGCCAGATCACGCGCTTGCCGTACTCGCCGAGCTTGCCCATGCTGGCCCAGTGCTCGTTGCTCCAGGTGTGGCCGCCGTCGTCAGACCAGCGGAGCATGACTTGAGAATTACTGCCCTGACCGGTATTGATGCCAATACCACTTTCGCAATCCAACTGCAACGCATGATGCGCCGTGCGCTTCAGCGTGTTCTGCCCCGTGGGCAACGCACGCCACGACCGCAGCCACCGCTGCGTGGCCCCACTGTCGTCGTACACCTCAGGATCAAACGCATACACGCGCCCATTTTCCCAATCCCCCACCAGCACCTGTCCAGCAAAGTTCGCCTGACAGTTGCTGCGGTGCCGGCGGTACTGCACGCCGTCCCAGTATGCCCTTTCATGCCACGCACCAGTGGCGACGTCAAACACCCACGTTGCCTGAGCGGTCGGGAACACCAGCACGTAGAACGAGTGGCCATCCTGCTGGTACGAGTAGCCGATGGCGTCGTTCAGCACGCCGTACTGCTGAATTTGCCACTCAATGGCGTGCGTGCTGACGCGCTGGGCGTTGTAACCTTGGTTGCGGTACACGATGCCGTTGCCGCGGGCGTCAGAGCCCAGCCAAAACACGGCGTTGTCCAGCTTGGCGACGCTGTATGGCGCAAGACAGCCAGTCTCCATAAACGCGCCATCGATGCGCGCCAGCGGGAAGTCAGCCAGGCCGGCGTTGTACCAGACCTCAACAGTGTTGTTTCCAAACAGCCAGACCTCGCGGTGGTCAACCATCAGCGACACAATGTTGTCGGGGTTGCCCTCAGCGCTGGCGAAGTCCAGTGGATCAATGGCAGTGCCGTCAAGCAGCGAGGTCACCCACACGCGCTGGCTGTTGGGCTCGTTAAATACAAAGTAACTGTCCAGATAGCCGACAGTGACCGCCCCCGGAAAATCAGGATCTGTGACCTGCGCGAACACGCCCGTGTTGGCGTTGTAGATGAACGCGCTGGGGTTGCAGGCCACGAACAACTGAATACCGTTGTCGGCCATGCTCACCGGCCCGCTGCCGTTAATCAGGCCAAGCTCAGTGACGGCAAAGTTGCCGTCCACGCGGTACAGCTTGCCGCCAGAAGCAACGTACAGGAAGTCCCCGAATTTCCACATCCCACGAATAGGGCCCTCGCCCACGGTCGCCACCAGAC